TGAAGAAAAGCGTATGCTAGTTAGTCCTGCCCTTATTCCTAACAAACAGATATTCCGTTATGATCCTAACACAGATTCAGAATACTATGTTTACTTTAGTCCTGAAACAGTTAGAAAAGCTAGTGAGTTATATTTAAAACATAACAATCACCATAAAGCTACACATGAACACAACGAAAGAGTATCAGGCGTTTTAACAGTAGAATCATGGGTAAAAGAGGGAGATAGTGATAAATCTAAATTATACGGTTACGACTTACCAAATGGCACATGGTTCGTTAAAATGAAGATAACAAATGATGACCTTTGGCAAAAGATAAAAGCAGGAGAATTAAAAGGATTAAGTATTGAGGGATATTTTACTAATAAATTTGAAGAAATGCAAAGACAAAAACCAACTACGGAACAAATACTATCAGCACTTAATGAGATAATAAAAGAATCTAAAACTGAACTAAAAGCAGAAAAGATTGAGTTGGGAATAATAGATGATGCTAACAATGCTTGGAAAAGAGGTAATGCTAAAAATAGTGAAGCAGGTAAAATAGCAGGTAAATTAACAAAGATATATGCAGAAGCAGAAAAAGAATTTGAAGAATCTGTTGAGTTATACGAAAAATCATTGAAGGCGGCAAAAGAATTAGGAATAGAAACGAAAGATATTTCAAAGAACCTGCAAAGGTCAGAAGCATATAAAAAACAAGCAAACAAAAATAAGAAAATAACTTCAATTCAATAAAAATCAAATAAATAAATAACTATTCTATTATATAACAGAACCTAAAAAACAAATCATGGATATTAAAGAACAAATTTTAGTAGCACTTGGCTTAAATAAAGCTGAAGAAGAAATTAAATTAGAGTGGCAAGCTAAAAGCGAAGATGGTACAATCTTTGTTTCTACTGCTGAGGAGTTAGAATCAGGAGTTGATATTAGCGTTTTAACTGAAGATGGTACTACAATTCCTTTGCCAATCGGAACTTATAAAACTGATACAGGAGTATCATTTAGAGTAGAAGATGAGGGTGTAGTAGCTGAAGTTATTGAAAGTGAAACGGAAGAAAAAGAAGAAGCTTCTGTAGAAGAAGTAGAAGCAGGAGAAGATAGAGGAGAAGATGATGATGAAGCAGCAAGTGATGATTGGGCAGGAATGGAGAAGCGGATAAAGCAATTAGAGGATGCGGTTAGCGACCTCAAAAAACAAATAGGTGAAACAGGAGATGTAGAAGAAATGGCAGAAGAAACAACAGAACCATCTACTAATCCAAAGTCTATTAAAACAGTAGAAACAATAGAATTTTCAGCAGAAGAAGTTGAAGCTTTAAAAGCTGAGAATGAAAAGTTAAAAACGGAATTAGCGGCAAGTCCTGCTGATGCTCCTATTAACACAAATAAATTTAGTTCTGATAAAGTAAGAACAGAATTATCAAGAAAAGAATACAATAAGCTTTCTATCCAAGAAAGATTCTTATATAACTTAAATAAATAAATTAACAAATAAAAAATAAAAAATTATGGCTTTTAATGTAACATCAAATTTCGCAGGAAAAAGTGCAGGAATGTACATAGCTGCAAGTCTTAAGGAAGCGAAGTCGTTAGGTTTCCTAACACAAATGAACAATGTTCGTTATAAGAGTAACGTACAGACAGTTGCAGGTGCAGATTTAGTAAGAGATGCGAATTGCGATTTTCTAGATCATGGAACTCTTGACATGACAGAAAAGGTTCTTGAACCAAAGGGTTTACAAATTAATATTGATTTATGTAAGCAAAAATTAGTTTCATCATGGGAATCTTTAGAAATGTCAGGACCTGGTGCTATGCCACCTGCATCTTTTGAAGATTATGTAATATCTTACATGGGGCAATCTATTGCACAAGCAACTGAGAACTCTATTTGGAGTGGTGTAGCTGCTAATCAGGGAGAATTTACAGGATTCTTAGGAACTGCTGTTGGATACCTTTTACCAGGTGTTGATGCAACAGTTATACAATCAGCAGCAGGGGGTGCTTATACAACAGGTACTATTATTGCTGAACTACAAACTTTAGTAAATGACATGGCAGGTAGTGTGCCTAATATATTAACAGCAGATGATACGTATATTTACATGAATCCTAAAACATATACATATTACATTTCTGCGGTATCTGCTTTAAATGCATTTCCTTTTAATAACATGAATGCTGACTACGAGCCTGTTTTTGAAGGCTACAAAATCGCAGTTTGCCCAGGCATGTTAGATAATCAAATGGTTGCTGCTAGAAAATCTAATTTATTCTTTGGTACTGATTTAACATCAGACTTTGGTGAATTAGGTACAGGTCCTAGAATATCACTTATGGATATGAGTGCTTTGGATGGTTCAGATAACATCAGATGTGTTGCTCGTTATTCAGCAGGTGTACAGACAGGAATCGGTGCTGATATTGTTAGACAATCATAATAAACTTAATTAACAGATGCGAGGGCTTCGGCTCTCGCTTCTTTAACCTTTAAAAATAAAACAATATGCCATGTGGAACTTTAACTAGGGGTAGATCCTTAGACTGTAACAGAATTAGTGGGGGTATTAAAGCGGTATATTATGCTGTTTTAGATGAAATTACTTCTATAACTTATGATACAACAGCAGCACCAAATCAGGTGAGAGAAATAGATGATATTGATATGACTACACATAGTCTGTATAAGTACACTTTGCCTATTGGAGTGTCAAGTGCTACAGATACTATCGTGGGTAGTCGTGAAAATGGAACTATTTACTACACACCAACAATAAATGTATTATATAACAAATTAAGTCGTGCAGATCAATATGAGATTAAATTATTGGGTGCTACGAAAACTGTTATATTTGCAGAACTAAACCAACAATTAGCAAATGGTCATAATGTGATTATTGCTATGGGTATGGTAAATGGAATGGAATTAAATGCAGGAACTATGGACACAGGAAGCGACTGGGGATCAAAAAACGGATATAGTCTTACTTGGGATGGCATGGAGCAAGAGCCTTTCGCTATGGTAAAAGACTATACAGCAACACCTTTTGATAACTTAGATTCAGGTGGTGCAATTCCAATTATTTCAACAGATTTATAATACTATTTAGTTTTTATATATATTCTTGATTAGGGGGGCTTTATGCCCTCTTTTTCGTTTATTAGCAAATAAATAAAGACTTTTTCTATTATATAATAGGTACACTAATTATGATACACGCTACAACAAATTCTAGTTTTCAAGCAAACATCCAAACGCAAGATGTAAGGATAGGTACTGCTGATGATGCTAACACTAGATATTTGTTTAAGTTCACTAATGATATGAGTGGTGCAGTACAATATGCATATCCTGAACAACAGTTATATAATAGGTATTCTATGTTTTCATTTAGTTACAATGCAACCCCTGATGTGTTTTTAGGTAGGGTAGATCTAAAACCAGCAGGATATTGGAAATATGAAGTCTATGAGGTTACATGGGGGGTTTTATTGGTTTTAAATTCAGAAACAGCACCATCTACTGAATTAGCTGTATTTTCTCCTGCTGATAGTAGAAAAGGAGTAGTAAAAGGATTAGTAACTAAAGGTAAATTATTGGTATCAGAACTTAGTGGAACTGAGGAGGTACAATATACACAAAATGGTGGAGAGGTAATTAGTTTAAATTTAGCTTATGGTGGAGTTGGTTATAGTTCAGCACCAACACTTACATTTGTAGGTGATTGTATTACTCCTGCAACAGCAACATGTACTGTATCAGGTGGGGTGGTAGATACTGTAACCCTTACTTTTGCAGGTAATGGATATTCAGAAAATCCATCTATTACTCTTTCAAGTGTAGGAGAAACAGCACAAGCTAGTATTACAGCTAGTATTCAAGAAAACAATTATATTTATACAGGATAAAAAATAAAAAAAATTATGGCAATAGAAAACGTACAACAATTATTAACAGAGCAGCTAGGTAAAAATGGTGGAACAGAAATATTCACAACAGATGACCAAACGGGCAAAGATTGGTATTGTGTTCACTTTCCTGCTGAAAGCGTAATAGCTTCTATAACGGTAGCAGATGCAACAGGTGAATCAGCTTTACATACTACTATGGTTGCAGGAACAACTTTATTTATGAATATTACCCAGATACAGCTTACTAGTGGAGTGGGGATAGGTTATAGCGAGGGAGCAACAACATAATATATGCTATCATTAAGTAATAAATTAAGTTTAAATTCTATTAAAGTATTAGGTGGGGATTGGAATCCAAACTTAGATTCTAATCTTGTTGCTTGGTACAGAAAGGCAGAGGGTATTGTCTTAAA